TTTGCCGGATGCAAACTTGCCTACGAAGGAATCAAGTCGGCGGTTGAGGCGTATCAAGAGATCAAGAGGACTGGCGGCGAGGTTGCAGGTATCGCTAATGAGGTCGGTGGGTTTCTATCGAAATTCTTTCACGGTCAAGACCAACTAGAACAAGAATACAAAGCCAAAAAAGAAGAAACCAAGGAGTTAGCCAAACAGGGCAAACCACGTAATGTGACGATGGAGGCCATAGACAACGTGTTGATGGTTCGCCAAATACGTCAGTATTACAGGGACTTGGAGCAAATGGTCAGATGGGAATTGGGCATGCCTGACTTGTGGGCAGAGATTGTTGAAGAACGAGACAGGCTGCTGCAAGAAAGAAAAATAGCAAAACAAGAAGAAGACCGCAAAATAATGCAAGCAAAATTAAAACGAGAGTATTTTTTGTTTGTTTTGCGTCAGCGTGTTTATCTTGTTTTAGCCATCATCATTGGTATTTTTTCAATCATTGGGTCTGTATGGGCAATAAAGGAACTGGTGGAAGCGGACAGGATAAGGCGGTGGGGCTATTGAGGCTTGCCGTTTGGATTCTTACCGCCCTGCTGGTTTCTGTTGTGATTGAGCTGTCGTATTGGTGGGCATCGCAAGAAAAGATAATTGCCGAACAAAAGATAGAACGCATTAAAAATGAATTAAAAATCTGTAGAAGGGAAAAAGGAAATGAATGACTTACTCAATTTACTTAAGGGTATCGCGCCGACATTGGCGACAGCGGTTGCCGGGCCACTCGGCGGCGCTGCCGTTAGTGCTTTGGCTGCTAAGTTTGGCGTTGCTGACAGCGTTGAAAGCGTGGCAAAGGCTATCGCTGGTGACCCTGCGGCTGCGTCAAAACTTCAAGAATTAGAGCTGGAGTATGCCAAGCTCGATGTTGCCGACCGTTCTGATGCTCGTAAAGCAGAAGTTACGATGGCTACCAGCGAGAACGCACCAATCCTAAACAAATCCGTGACCCCTATCCTTGCCATCATCATTGTGATTGCTTGGGGCTTTATTCAGTATCACTTGCTGACCCACGTTGTCCCAACCGAGATGCGCGAGATCATCATCCGTGTATTGGGAACGCTAGATGGTGCGCTGGTTATGGTTTTATCCTACTATTTTGGCGCAAGCCATAAACACTAATGCAACTATCTCAAAACTTTACCCTTGATGAGCTGACCCATACCGATCACCGTGAGTTAGACAACACGCCTAACGACATTGAGATCAACAATCTCAAACGCTTGGCTGAGTTTTTAGAACAAGTTAAGACTGTTCTTGGCGGCAAACCCGTGATGGTTAATAGTGCATTTCGCAGTAAAGCTGTGAATGATGCGGTGGGTTCAAAAGATTCATCGCAGCATCGTGTTGGGTGTGCGGCTGACCTTCGCATACCTGGCATGACGCCTGATGAGGTCGTAAAGGCCATCATTTCGTCTGGCATAGGGTATGACCAAGTAATCAGAGAATTTGCATCACCGACAGGTGGTGGCTGGACGCATGTATCTGTTCCAACCGAGCCAATGGGCAAGCCACGTAAGCAAGCATTAATTATTGATAAGCAGGGAACACGCGCTTATTCATAAATAGTTCATACTGCCATCATCTAATACGCTTATGCAAATCAAGCGTGTTAACACTCGCAGTCCTGAAATACAGATGAAATTGTCTGTACTTCAAAAGAAGTGCCTACCTTATGACACTCCTTATGACACAAATCATGGATATTGGTGGATTGCTTCTGAGGATGGCAGGTCTTGTGGTTTTGCGGGGCTTGTTTATAGCTCTCGGTGGTCTGATTGCGGTTATCTGGTGCGTTGTGGTGTTCTTGCGGATCATCGTGGACGTGGACTACAAAAGAAGTTTATTCGGGTGCGAATCAGACAAGCAAAAGCTCTTGGATTGAAGTGGTTGATCACAAGCACTTATGACAATCCAGCTTCTGCAAATTCTTTGATTTCTTGTGGGTTCAAAATGTTTAATCCGACTAACCCTTGGATGACAAAGCACACAAGTTACTGGCGGTTAAAACTGGAGTGATCCTATGCCCCGTGTTCCCATTCTTCAAGATGCTGAATTTATTGAACTTTGGAAAACCACAGGTTCAGCAACTGAAATTCAAAAAATATCAGGTGGCAACATTCGGGGAATTCAAAGGCGAAGAAACGCCCTTGAACTTAAATACAACATCAAGTTGGAATCAAAAAACCCCAATGGCAGCGACCCTCGCCCCCATCGAGTGCCAATAGTTGCTTATGAAAGATACCAGCTTGGTATCCTAAACGGCACAGTACTTGTGTTTTCAGATGCCCACTTTTGGCCTGGTATACGGACAACAGCTTTTGATGGTCTTTTATGGGCGATTAAAGAGCTTAAACCGCAAGCCATAATATGTAATGGTGATGCGCTGGACGGTGCTTCTATCAGCCGCCATCCTCCTTCTGGTATTGGCCCTAAAGAGCCGACAGTTATTGAAGAACTAAAAGCCTGTCAAAGTGCGTTGGGCGAGATTGAGGAAGCTGCTAAAGAAGCCCGTCACAACGTCAAATTAATGTACATATGGGGTAACCATGATGCGAGATTTAATGCCCGTCTAGCGTCCAATGCGCCTCAGTTTGCCGAGACTTACGGGTTTAAGTTGCAAGATCATTTGCCAGATTGGGAGTTCTGCATGTCCTGCTGGCCCACGCCCGATGTTGTTGTAAAGCACAGGTTTAAGGGTGGTGTTCACGCTACGCACAATAACGCTTCAACAAGCGGAAAAACGGTTGTTACGGGCCACTTGCACAGTCTTAAAGTAACACCTTTTGCTGACTACAACGGGAACAGGTTTGGGGTTGATACGGGTACTCTTGCAGAACCGTATGGCCCACAATTTAGTTACGGTGAAGACAACCCGTTAAATCACCGTTCAGGTTTCGCTGTTTTGTCATTTATTGATGGAAAACTGTTGTGGCCTGAGTTAGTTCACAAATGGGCTGATGGGCAAGTGGAATTCAGAGGAAAGATCATTAATGTTTAAAAGGATTTGTATGTACAAACTTGTTATCAATGTCGGTTGGGATGAGAATATCACTATTGAGACTGACGATTTCAATAAGATCGCCATTCTTCAAGAGTTTGTTGCCGCACAAGAGGAGTGCGAATGGACGGAAGATGAAGATATGGTCTTTACAGACGAAGAAGGCAACACCTACGCCTATGACGAAGACCTAGACGAGTGGGTTCTTGTTGAAGAAGAAATTCAAGAATAAATTAGCGGCATAGTTTCTTGCACGATTTCCTGAATACAGATCAAAGTCTGTTCTGATGGAGCATCGTGCTTGCGCTGTGAACGCAACAATTCGCTAATTTCGCTAAGAGCTATCCAGGCATCGGCAGCATGGATAGCTCTTTTTGCTTCTTCAAGATCATTAAACTCTAAAGTGACTTTCATACGTCCTCCTAGTCCATTGCGACCATTAACATCAGTACGATTAGAAACACGGCAGCAAACAAAAAGCCGCCAGCTATGAGTACAACAATGATGATTTCTAGGTTACCCATTGTTATTCCTTGGTAGACAACAATCTAGCAAACGCTCTGAGTTCATCAGAAATGTCAACGCCAGAATCTGTGCCATCGGTAATCTTGCCGTTTTCTACCGTAAAGCCAGCGTGACGCGCCATTGCTAAGATAGGGTCAGGCTCTTGCCGTTTGCGCCACAGGGAGCCATCTGTAACCCCGTGGGCTACCCTGCGTTGCTGTGCTTTTTCAATTTCGTCAAATGCTTCGTTTTCATCTGCGATGGCTTGACGTAAATCCACAATTTCATTGACGTAAACCAAACCATGTGTTTTTGCATCTTCTAACGCCTCAAGTGCCTGTTTCATTGCCTCTTTCATATCAAATCCTCCTGTACGGGCACAAACGCCCATTCACGTTCTTTACGTCTGCTGTCTGACAAAACTTCATTGCCTGTTAGCCCAATAAAACCCTCGGTTTGGAGCTTTTTTAAGCGTCTGGCTACTTGGTTGCCAGTAAGCCCTGAATGTCGTGCTATGCCGTCTTTCCCCAAAGGCCCAAACCTCCTAAGACAAGCAATGATGACTTCTTCGTGTTCTTTCATCAAGTCGGGAGTTTGAAAAGCAGCTTTGAGGCTGGTAATCGGGTCTTTGGCGCGTGATAAAAAACTAAACATGGTGTTACCTCAAAACGGGATTGAATCGTCAGGGAATTGATCTGCGCGAGCTTTAGGCGCGTATTCTTTGGCTTGGTCTTTAGGTTCAAAAAGATAAGCCCAACCTTCCCAACCACCTTCAACCAAAGGCACTTGGTCAAGTTTCAACATCAAGCCTTTTTTAGTTTCAATGACAGACCCAATGCGTTGATATTTGATCTTTTCTTGTCCGTCTTTTTGGTATGTACCTGCGCGAACGGTTACTTCATAAATTGTTGCCATTTTTCACTTTCATTAGTTGTTTAATTTTTGTTTCAAGTTCCTCAAGAAACTTGTTAACTTCTGCTTCTAACTCCAGAATATATTTATCGTCTCGCTCAATGCGGGTGATAAACAACTGGAGACCTTCAGGTGCGCGTGAATCAAAGCTCACGAAATCTACCCAAAGACGATTTGCACAAGCCATTTGCCATTGAACTTGCGGCATGTATTTGCTTGGCATCTTGTCGGCCAGCAGGGTTTCAAAGTGCGTGGCTGTGTTGGGACACTTGATCTCAATCATCCCATCGTCACTAATCAACCCATCAGGGGATGCTGCACACATCGGCAAGAATGGATGGTCAATGATGCCTACTTCTACGACCATTTCAAACTTGGCTTTTTCATAAGCAGCACGTGCCAAAGGCTCGGTTTCTGTGCCCCATTGCATTGCTGAGTTGGTAAACGACTCTGCTTTGGTGTTGGTCAAGCGTTCGCAGATCAACTGCGCCATGTAGTTGTCGCGGCTGGTTGAGTAACCTGTTTTGGTTTTGGCGATAACGTCAGCCACACGGGATGCAGTTACTTTGCCAAGCCTAGCGGCAAACCATTCGTCTGTGCCTTGGATAATTTCAGTCATTCGTAATCTCCACTTCTACGTTTGTCATGTGTCTAATCAAAATATTAAGGTCTGCAAGTGGCCCGTAGGTCTTGTCAATCACTGGTTTGAGTCTGTCGTATAAGCCATTAGGAATGTGGATTTCATTAATGGACAGATCGTGCAAGGCTTGTTTTGTAGCGACAAGCGCATCACGTATTTCAATCAGGTTTGAGAGTTTCATCATGCCTCCGACAATGCTGTAATAACTTGGGCGTCCTGCTCTGGCGTCAAAGCAAAAGTCTCACGCAGTTTGATCGTGGTGTACTTGCCTTCCTTGATGCGCTGGATTGCATCTGTCAAGCGTTTAGCGTCTAGCGTAGATTTCTCAGGCTTACGGCTGGCTGCGTTGCCATCATCATCTTCTGGTGCGATACCGCAAGCTGCCATCAGGCTGTATCGGCGGGCATAGGTCAAAGCAGAACCAAACCCTTGTGCGTCTTGCTTGGTTGCAGGGACAAAGAGTTTGCCGCAGTTAAGCATTTCGCCAGATTCATGGATAAACACGGTTTCCACAGTCACGCCATGTTCTGCTTCGTGAAGTTGCTGAACAAGAGCGATGCCGTTGTCGTTTAAACCGCCCATAACGGCCTCAACGCAAGCGGACAAGTCTGCATAGCGCGACTTGAAATGCGGGTTTGTAGCGGTCTTTAAAGCTGGCCCAAAGGCTTTTTGTGCTTTGACCAATGCTGTGGCAATGTTTTTCATAGTCCCGTCCAAATTAAGATAAATACGATAAAACAAGAGATGACGCCCAAGGCATAGATGATTTGTTCAAAGTTTTTCATGCTTGCTCCAATTTCATGTCGATGTAGTCTTCCTCACGGCGCTTGCGCATGTAAAAAGCATATTCACGCTCAAGCGATTGAATAACGCTGTCTGCAAGGATGTTGAGGATTTGGCCTCCGTTAACGTACACATACCAAAGGGACATGGTGTAGTCGTCAAAGTAGCAGATCAGCTCGGCGTCAATGTCGTCTCGAGTGTCTGCCACGTATTCGGAAAGGTCTGGGTGGTTCATAAAGGCTCCTAAGTTACCGCTTGCGTTGCGCTACGGGATGACTGAACTATATAGCAAACTAGACAAGATTGCACGATAACAACAAAAATATTTT